CTAGTGTGCGGGCGGGAATGGTTTGTTTCATCCTATCAAAGCCTTTACTTCGTCTTGTGTAAGACCTAATGCGGCTAGTTTAGCTAGTGCAGAAGCCTTTGTATCAATGACTGCTTGTGCATCAGCCTCAGCCTGTGCCGTAACTGCGGCTAGGTCATAGGCTACTTCATTACCGTTAGCATCGTACGCAACATCCCCGACTGTATGGACTACTTGAGGATATAATTTGCGTAGTGAAGGTATTAAATTTGCAGTAATCATCCTGCAATCTCCAATAATTGAATTGTTGAACTAAACCCGTCTTGACAATATAAAGTACAGAAATTACTTGTAGTTGAAGTTTTGCCTTGAATCTTATATGTTGTTGCAGAAGTAGTAGCTGGTGAATCTAAGTAACTAAACGTAGCAAGTCCACCCATCAACACATAACCATCAACAGAAGTACCAGCACGACCACCAACAGCATAGTTAATGTTATAAACGCTTGTGCTTGCCCTGACCAACTGAACCGCAGCAGTCATCATAGTGTTTGCGTTAATGCCTATATAAGCAGATTGAGTAACTATGGCAAGAATTTTGCTATTTGAAAACTTAGGAGTAATAGTTGCTGATAAATTTGTGTCTGTGTAAGATGTTGAAGAAATTGAAACAAAAGAATTTGTAGTGCCTTGAACTACTTGTAGTATGCTGCCAGAAGGAAGTCTAGCAAAAGGCAAAGTACCGCTAGTAATATTAGAGGCATTGGTAGCAGAAACAGTCTGTGTAGAACTATCGTTAAATGTTAAACCATTAGTACCATCAATAATCATAGCCATTATTCTGCCTCCTCTGGTGTGTTGCCTTCTTCAAGCCATTTTAGGTAGGCTTGGTAGTCTGTGTTGTCAGGCTCAATAGGAATCCAAATACTATTTGTTACATCAAAAATCATTTGTGCTGGATTGCCACGCCAATCGTTTGGTTGTAATTTATACATTTTTTATAACTCCGCAGAAGCAGTAAACATTCCATAATGAACATTTGAATCAGTATTAATGCCTGCATTTGACCAACCAAACATATATTGATTATTGGTTACGGCAGCAGGGGTATAAGTGCTTTCAGTTTGACCTTGTTTTCCCTGCAACCATTGGTTAGCAGTTCCATCTCTGTTATAAAAAACAATAGATGGAGATGTTCTTTTTGATACTTTGAACGGAATAGAACCAGTTAATTGTCCGTTTGTAGTGCAAATAGTCTGCTGAAATAATGGTGATTGATTTCCAAAACTTGTTCCTACTGCCGTACCAGCGTTATAGTTTGTTTCAAAATACCGTTGGCAAAGTTGCAGTTCTGTTGTGTACTGTCTGTATTCAAATGAAGTAGCTTGTGTGCCTACCTCTAGCTGAACTCCAGTAATGTAGAAGGTAGCACCGTTTGTACCGACTACATTAACCTGACCAGTTACACCTGTTTTAAATGTAGAACCCCAAGAACCAGCAGTTCCTAAATTGTCAGAACCAGCACCTAACGAAAATTGGAAAACTAAACCTTGACCGTTTACTGAATTCCATGTTCCGCTAGTATCGCCAGCAATGGTTACTGTTTTGTATTCCCAAGTATTTGCGGCTGAAATTGTGTAGCTAAAAACATAAACTCTTGTTGCATCAACATTCCATAAAGAACCACCAAAAGTGCCAGTTAATGAACTACGCACCCAAAAAGATGCAGTTATAGTTTTAGCGTTAGCAGTACCAAAATCTAAATCAGCAATGTTATAGCCTTCAATTGATTGTTCTAAACGATACCCATCACCCGAACTTAAAGATGTTGCGGCTGATGATGTAATACCTAAATAATCTCTAAACCCTGCTGGCGGTGTTACTGCACCAGCGTCTTGTTGAGCAGTAAATTTAGAAGTAACAGAACCAAAAATACGCCACCTGTCTAATGTGTAGCTAATTGCATTGGTTTGAGTAACACTAGCACCAGCGTTTCTTTGGTCAATAACCATGTTCCCATTTATTAGACGGTTTCTCATAATGGAACTAATAGGTGACAATACACCACCACTAGAATCTACTATTCTATTCACATTGATAGTGCTCATGCCTGCTCCTTACGCTTTTTGTGCCACTCTTTAATTGATTCACTTCTCATTTGGCGTTCCTGTTCAGATTGTTTCCTACCTGTTCGTGCTGCGCTCATCTTAGCTTTGGTTTCGTCAGACACTACACGACCAACATTAAAGTGAACATCAATACCAGCTAAATAGCGTTTTTGACCTTCACTCATTTTACCTTTGGTTTCTTCTGTATGCGGCTTTCCTAGCTGTGGTTTATGGTTAACTGTTTTGTAGCGTCTTCCACCGCTTTCAAGGTTATACCCTTTAGGTGCTAGGCTACCCATTACATTAATCCAAAACTGCTCCATAAAGTCCAATGTAAGGGGCTTATCAACGCCATTACAGACTGCCTCATAAGTGAATGCCTTATGACCATACTTTTTATATGCGTCAGCTAAAGCGTGTCCATGACCCTTACGAGAATGTTTCGTAATTGTCTGACCAACATACTGCTTACCGTTAAGCGTGTTGGTAACTAAGTAGACACGACCTTCCATTACGCTATCCGCATGACTGAACTAATGGGTGCTAGAACTCCACCGCTTGCATCGTTTATTCGGTTTACTTGTAACTGGCTCATGCTAATTCCTCGTCAGTTGGTTTAGCTAGTGTTGGGTGTTCCCACTTTGCAATGTAATCGCCTTTGCCATCTGAATCGTTTTGAAGTGTGATTACACCAGATGCAAAGTCAAAATCTTTTAGTTCGGGATAAAATTTAATTAATTTTTCGTACATTATGCTGCCCTCACTAAAGAACCGTTCATATAGGTAAGGAATGGTGGTGAAATAGCGTTTTGTGCTGTTCCAATAGTTTGATAACCATACAATTCAATATAGTCAGTACTACCGTTTAAATAAACTAATGACGAAACATAAGTAGACTGCATGCCAGCGTTAGCGGATTGGTTTCCCCTGCTGTATTCTGTATTATTTTTAAACAAAGATGATAGTATAGTTGTAGCAGCATTAATGTAAAAACCACCATTTATTTGGTAGTATCCTGCTACTGTCGGTTGAAATCTGTTTGTTGAAGTATTAAAAGCATTAGCTGTATCAAATAATTTGGTATCAAACGCCATCTTTACAAATGTTGCATTTGTAAGACTTTGGTCTGCACTTAAATAAACGTAAAACGCTGGCTGGTTACCGCTAACTTGAACTGTACCTGTAGCAGCAGGTAATGTCTGCGTAAAGTTACTAGCAGTTGCTGGTTCTTGGATGGTGATTTGACCACCGCCGCTTGATTGAAGTACAAGACTCATATTGATTCCTTAAAGAATGACATAACGCTGTCCTGCCGTTACCGTTATTGTTACGCCAGATGAAATTGTTACGGGTCCTACGCTCAGACCATTAGTACCCGATGGTATTGTAAAACTGACGCTGGCAATGTCTTTATTGGTAAGAATAGCTCCACCTGCCTGTGCCCCGCCGATACCGCCCCAGTTTCCAGCTACGTAGCCTTCAAACGAATTCAGGTCTGTGTTATAGCGGATCATGCCGTTTGTAGGACTTCCTGAGCGCTGTGCATCCGTTCCCGCTGGGAGCTTAACTTGTCCAGTACCTGAGTAAGTCGAATCACCTGCAAACGTAGATGTTCCTGTAACCGCCAGAGTTCCTACGGACAGATTAACCGCCCCTGTAACCGCCTCAACTACGTTCGTGCCGTTGTTAAACACAAACATTGACTTACCTGCTGGGACTGCAATTCCTGTACCTGACGTGTTTTTTACCGTGACTGCATCGGCTAAACCATTGTTTATTAAGTACAGTTTCTCAATTTGGCAGCCTGAACCCAGAATTAACTGTCTTGCACCACCCGAAGTGCCTGTAAGGTTTAAACGCAGGCAACGAGCAGTTTGAGCAGCATTTGTATCGGTTAGGGTGAGAGTAACGTCTGCGCTAGAAAAGGCGACATCTGCTGAACCCGTAATGGCTTCGCCAACCGCAACCGCAAAGTTGTTGTTAGTCGTGGCTCCCCAGGTGCCAGTCTGCTCACCTGTGCCAATCAGCTCTATTTTTAGGTCACTATATGTAGATGCCATAATATCCTTATGCTGCTATTTCCACCCAGTTCGGGCTTTGTGTGTCAATAATATCAGTCCAAGTCGGTGTTTGTCCATCATTGATAGTCACCCAATTTGGTGTCTGAGCATCATTAATTGAGATCCAGAAAGACACCGTTCCTACTTGTCCTGTTGCTTGTACGCCTACTAAATTTACAGTTACATTTGTAAATACGAAAACCGATCCTACGAACCCTGTAGCCTGAAGTCCGACTACGTTGACAGGGATAACTACATCACCTATCTGCCCTGTTGCCGCTACGCCCGTCACATTGACTGAAGCGCTCTGAATAACAACGACTGAACCGACTTCTCCAGCCCCAGAAACGCCCGTTACACCTACGGTGGCACCAGCCTCTACCGCAACGCTTCCAACGCTTCCTGTGGCTTCTAAACCCGTTACAGGGACTACAGCCGTGCCGTTTACCGCTACGCTACCGACTGAAACAGTCCCAACAACTCCAATTACATCTACAACCGCATTAGCCTGAACAAGAACACTTCCGACCTGCCCCGTAGCCTGTAAGCCTGTGACTGGCACATTTGCCGTTCCACTTACATTTACTGTACCTACAAATATTGTTCCTGCTACGCCTGTTACGTCTACGACTGCCGTGCCGTTTACAGTGACTGATCCGACTTGCCCAGACCCAGAAACGCCTGTAACCGCTACGTCTGCACCCGCTTCTACTAAGACACTACCTACTGCCCCTGTAGCCTGTAGACCTGTAACATCAACAACCGCTGTACCTGATACCGCAACGCTTCCAATCTGTCCTGTGCCGCTAACACCTGTTACGTCTACATTAGCCGTACCTGTAACAGCAACTGATCCTACCGCTCCGCTTGCTTCTAAGCCTGTTACTGGAACACTAGCTCCGGCCTCAACCGTTACGCTACCTACCTGTCCTGTACCAGAAACCCCAATTAGGTCAACTACCGCACTACCCGTAACCGCTACGCTACCAACCTGCCCTGTACCTGCAACCCCCGTAAGGCTTACAGAAACGCTAACCGAACCTAGATCCGAAAACGGCGCAGCCGAGAACGGAAAAAAGCCAAACATTTAAAGAACTACCCAACGGCTCCCAGACGGAACCGTTATTGTTACTCCAGCTGAAATTGTCACAGGTCCTACCGCACTAGCCGAATAACCCGTAGGAATCGTAAAGGAAGTCCCTACCGTCATGTTACTCAGCAGTAAGCCGTTTGAGGCAGCAAACTGGGCTTCAAAAGCTGTATCTGTTGCATCGCCATAAACCGCTTTAGGAGCTGGGTAATCGCAAAATACATTCTTTGTGCCAGCCGAAAAGTTGACTAACGACCCACCATTACTAGACGATAAAACGACATCCCGACTTAGAGTTGTTCCACTGGACGTGTATGTGCCAAGCCCTACTTCCCATTCAGTACCGCCTTGAAGGACGATTGTGTAATAGGTAGTATTCCCGTTTCCGATGGCGGAAAAGGTTTGGAAGCCTGTAACAGCACCAGCAAGAGTAAACGTCCCCGTACCTGTTGTGGTCGAGGTTTCGTTAACTCTGTCTCTAACGACAAGAGGCATTTTTAACCCCTTACGCTATGCGAATAATGGCGTTACTTGCGTCAGCGGTTGGGAAAACAATCGTAAACGTGCCAGCCGTGGAGGTTTTAGCACCACCAAAGTCTAATACGCAAACGGTAGGATTCGTTAAACCTAAGCCAGAAGTTGGTGTGGTGTTATAAATTAACGCACCAAAAGCCGTAATAGTTGCAGAGGTAAATGACAGATCCGCAAAGTCAGTAAACGCTGTAGTACCAGAAGTGGTTGGGGTTACGTTGGTTAAAGTACCACCGCCCGCAGAGTACGTACCAGAGTTAGCTACTTCGTTAGTTGCCGTATATGCAGTAGTCGCAGCCGTAAAGGATGCTGAGTTGTCATACATAGCTAACTTAAAAGTGTCGCCACCGCTTGTGAAGTCGTGAGCAGCTTGCAAGATTTGTTGCTTGAAGCTGGTGCACATGAAATTACCTGTAAACGCCATGATTTACTCCTCTAAAAATTTAATTAATTCAGGATGACCTGCTTCTTTTAGTTTGTAAGCTAAAGTTACACGATCAAATTTTACCGCTTCATTCATATAAAAAACCAACACACCACGAATATGATTGCGGAAAGCAATTGCTTGATCCCGAACCAATGGATGAGACTGGTCGCCTACCTGAATAATCTTATCTAAAGCACGTTCAGCCAACTCCTCTGGAGTAAAACCGCCATGGTCTTTAGTAAATACTTGAATCCCGTTGGATTCGCCTAATCCGTGAACGCTAATCATCTGACTGGATACCTCACTTGTCCACTGCGATAGGCATCTTGACGGTCTTTGGCATCACCCAATTGTTTGAGTTCTGTCATTGCTCGTCCAAAACGGTCTTTGTAGTTTGCAATAATATCTGCATCCGACTTCATAAAGTTAGCCGCTTCTAGTAAAGCGCCATATAACAATACGGAATCAAAGTTATTGCCAAGCCAGCTTGTGCCAGCTGTAACGATTGACTCTGGGTAGTAGAAATAATGCAGTTCTACCGCATAGTTTGCATCGGGCGTTGGTCCAAGAATAAAGGTATTGTCGTCAAATATGGCGTAATACTGTGGCTCTCCGTAGAACGTAGCGTCCGTATCTGGGTAGGCTTCACGAATAAAGTTCACATCTTTGTTCAAAAGATAGTGGTACTCATTCGCCGCATTAATCACCGCAAGACTAAACGTAGCCAACCAATCAGGCGGAGTGGCTA